TTGCCAAAGCACCTCAGCATGAATAGGCTCGGTTGGGTGTAGGGCTTGGAAGTTTCGCAGGCTTTCGAGACCTGCAGCGAAAGCAGAGCCGGCAGCAAGATGGATACTAGATCCAGGAGCGCGGAGGTTGTGCACATATTGCCAGAAGAATTTACGCGGACAGCTCCTGAACGTGGATAGCATGGAGCTGTCGATGAACTGCGGTAGCGGGGCTTCAGGGTCGAGTATGGTCGCTGGGCTTGGCATTGTCGTCCTTTTCTCAATCCGAGACGGTTGGCTTTACCGATTAAAGAGGCTTCGCTAATCTGGCGGGAGAAACGCTCGGACATTTCTCTGGCGAGGTCAGCGTAGAGCTTTAGTTTGTAGTTTTGGCGGAGGTATT